GGATTAGTGAATGGCTGAGAAAAAGATAAAGAAAGGTAGGGTATTCGTTCATACCTCGAAGGGTGTTTTCCCTTACGAGTTGATAAAGAAGGAGGAAAAGACCAGTTCTAAGCAACTTGCAGAGGTACAGCAGTGGATGACAGATAATGATTTGGTGCCTGTACCTTATTCCCCTAACGCCCTTTTCGTATTATACGAATCCAATACGACTTTCTGGAGTTGTGTGAATCAGCTTGCCTCAGATGTTGCGGGACTTGGTTGGAAGTTACAGCTAAAAAAAGACCAAAAGGACAATGACGTAGAGCTAAAGAGAATCAATGAGTTTTTGAATAGACCTAATCCTGATGATGAGTTTCGTTCTATATTGAAGGGGCTTCTAATTGATTGGGGTGTAATTGGTTGGTTTGGCATAGAGGTTGCAAGGAACAATAAAGGGGATATAGGGGAAATATATCATGTACCTGCACATACCTTGCGGGTACATAAATCCAAAACAAAATTCTGCCAATCCAGAAATGACAAAAAGGTATGGTTCAAGAAATTTGGCGAGACTGTGGATATTTCATCTAAAGATGGCAAGGAAAGTACGGGCAGGCATAAAAAAGACAAAGCTAATGAATTGATATACTGCAAAAATTACTATCCTAAATCCGATTATTATGGCGTCCCAAATGTCATCTCCGCAATTGGTGACGTGGTGGGATTGATAGGTTTACGTGATTACAACCTGGCATTCTTCGAGAATTATGGGATACCTGCTGCCTTAATTACATTAGAGGGGGAATGGGAGGAAGGTTCAGATAAGAAGGTAAGTGATTTTCTAAATAAGGAAATTAAAGGTACAGACAATGCACACCGAACTATGGTGATAATGACAGGGGAAAGTGGAAAGGAAGGGTCTAATACATTTAAGTATCAGAAACTTGGTGTAGAAGTAAAAGAGGGCAGCTTCAGACTATATGAGCAGGGACGTAAGGAGGATGTTATGATGGCTTACTCAATGCCCCCTGAGAGAATTGGGGTACAGAGAAAAGTAGGCAGCCTTGGAGGCAACGTTGCAGAGGAGGCCACCAAGATATATATTCAAAGCGTAGTTGAGCCTTTGCAACTGGATTTGGAAGGAATTATAAATAACAAGCTTCTACAGTCCGAGATATATGAATTCAAATTCAACAATATAGACCTTCGTGATTATGACAAGTTGGTCGATAGGCTTATTAAACAAGTTGCTACTGCTATAAAGACACCTAACGAGGCACGCAATGAGCTTGGTTTGAAACCCTATACTGGTGGTGATAAGTTCTTTGTAGGTTCGAGTCTCATTCCTGCCGGTGAAATAGATGATGATATGAAGCTTGCGAAAGAGATTGAGGATTTGATAACAAAGGGATAGTTGCAAAATGAAATTTCAGAAACACAAATGCAATGTATGCGGAGAGCAATTCTCTGCAACTTGTTTCTCAGGGTTGCAAGAAAAGTTTAGAAAGCATAGATGTTGTATTCCTAATAAGAAAGTTATTAGAACAGAGAAGCTTGTGCAAAGTCAGATAGAACGGATTGCATAGGATATGATGGTTAATAATATAGAACAGCATAATTTTAACAGATTGGTTAAGCAGGGAATGATTGTTAATGCCTAATACGAAAATCCAAGTTATTCTTGATAATCTTGCAACCAGGAACGAGAGGATTCTCAGACCTGTCTTACAGAGGTGGTTTGCTTTTATGAGGAAGCAGGTTTTGTGGAGCTTATCTGTGAAATTCAAAAAGGACATTACATCCGAACTGACGGATTGGGAATTCATCGAGGGGCAGGGTATAAGGAATATTAAACCCGCAGCCCTGGAAATAATGCAATCAGGTGGTAATACCGCTTACAGACAATTGGCTATTGTGGGTAGTTTTGATGTCCTGAACGTGAATGCGATTAAAGCTGCTGATAAGTTCTGTGCGAAACTTGTAGTGGACATTACAGCAGAAACCAAGAAAGGTATCCGTACTTTTATTCGTCACGGAGTAAAAGAGGGAATGTCGATGCCTAAAATAGCCAGAAAATTACGTCCCTTAGTTGGACTTACTGATAGACAAATGGATTCGATTATAAACTTCCGTAGGATACTTGAGGAAAAGAGACCTGATTTATCCGCCGCACAAGTTGATAGAAAGGTAATGGTTCAAACGAATAAGGTTCATCGCAGGCGGATGGAGAATATTGCAAGGACAGAAACGGCAAGGGCACAGAATATTGGTTACGTTCAAGGACTTGAAGATGTAGGTGTTGAGCAGATGGAACTTAGTAATGCACCAGGTGCTTGTGATGAATGTGTTGCTTTAGATGGAAAAAAATATCCGATTTCTGAGGCAAGCAGGATAATCCCAGTACATCCCAGATGTCGTTGTGCAATGCTTCCTGTAATAAATAATAAAACAATTACAGGGGAATTAAAGCATACCCCTTCGGGACTTTCAGGAGTACAAACTGGAGTAATATAAAATGCGTATTGAGGAAATAACAAAACAAAATCTTTCCGAAGCATCCGATTTGGTACTAAAGCAGCTTAAATACAAATTTGCTAAATTCTGGGATAGGCATTTTAAGAACAATAGCAGGGAGATGGTAGGCACTTTCAGTCGCAGTGGTTTTATCAGTAAGTATAGATTGCTTTTGAAGGAAATGGATTCGTCTAAGCGTAGTTTAGAGCATAGCACCTGCGATATAGACAGGAAAGCATTCAAGCAGACTATGGAGATAAAGAAAGCTGGATTTGATATTTCTCAGTTAAATCGAGTCATTACACATAGGAATTATGTTCTTCTTGATAAGGATTTTGGTAAGGTAGATGAGATAAAAATTACCATACAATCCAAAGGTGAACCCAACCAATTTTTAGAGGAAGAAATATCCAAGATGCTCGGCGAGCAGTTTAACAAACCTTGCATCTTTGCATATCTCGCTAATTTTGAAGGGGATGCAATTCCGTTATTTGATGAGATTTTATTACCGACTGCAAAAATAGAGAAGATAGAATTGAAAAAAGAGACCAAAGAAGAGGAAATTGAAAAAGATATTGAAATTATCCCAATTGAAAAAGGGGATGAGCATATTGTGTATGGTATTGTTTATGAGCCGGACACTAAAGATTCCCAGGGAGACCAGGCAAATGCAGAGGAGATTCAGAAAGCGGCTTACGATTTTATGGAGCATGTCCAGACTTTTAAGATTATGCACAAAGGCAATAGGGTCAAGGTACGGATATTAGAAAACTATATCGCCCCTGTCGATTTTACAATTAAGAAACGTGAAGTCAAGAAAGGTTCGTGGATATTAGTTACGAGAATCCTTGACAAGAAATTGTGGGCAGAAATAAAAGCTGGCAAACTCACTGGATATAGTATGGCAGGTTACGCTCAGGTTGAATAAAAAGGAGAGGTATTATGCCAAAATCAAAACACGGGAAATTGAAAAACATAAAAATTGACGAGGTGTCAATGGTTGATTTGCCTGCGAACAAGTTACCATTTTTGTTTTTTAAACGGGAAGGTACTGGACAAAGACAGCTTACAAAAGCAAAAAAGAAAATTAATATTAACATAGAGAGTGATGGTACAGGAAAAGGAACCGCAATAACAATAAATGGAGATAAGTTGAGTGAAGTACGAGATTTTAGTTTTTATTTTTATGGGAATGATGCACAATCTCCTGTTTCATCCTCTTACTCTAAAGTTGTTGAAACTGAAGATGGTTTCAAACGTACCGAAACTTTTTACTTATCGAAAGGAGTATTTACTATGACTAAGGAAATGCTGAAAGCTTTGCAAGATTATTTTGGAACGGAAGACATCAACTTCGAGAAGAAAGTTGACGAGGAAGTTATTCAAAAAGCTATTGAGCTTATAACCAAGGAATATAAGGAAGATTTCCCCGAAGACTTGGATGAGGCTATTGGTGTCTTAGCTAAATGTGCCAGTGGTGGTTATCAGGTGAAGAAAGATGAAGACCTCGAAAAGGCAGGTGCGAAGTTCTCGAAAGACGTTCTCAAGAAATTGAGAGCAGTTCTTGCCTCCGTAGAAGCTCTGAAGTCGATACTACCTGATATAAAGGGATCCACCGAGAAATCGAAAAATGATAATGTTGATGAGCTTACAAAACAGCTAACCGAATTGAAGGAGACTATTGCTGAGATGGCCAAGTCCTCAGATTCGGAAAAGAAAGATAAGCTCACCGAGACGATAGATGCTATGAAGAAACAAATTGAGATTCTGGAAAATGATGGTGCCACCAAGAAAAGTATAAATGGCCAAGATAACGACAATGATGATGAGCCAAAGGGGGCTGGTGAGAATGGCGAAGTTCTCTGGAAATCTTTTCAAACTAAGTAAAAACCCAGAGAATAAATAAGTATTGTTTGATAAGTAAAGGAGTATAAAGAAATGAAAACGAACAAACAAATGCTCTCGAAGCGTGAGCAAATCGAAAAAATGATTAGTTTGCCTACGATTACGCTTGCTGCTGAGGAAGCTGACCGTTTCATAGACTATATTGTTGACGAATCTGTAATGAAGGGCAAGGCACGGGTTGTCAAAATGAATAAGCAGGTTCAGAATATTCGTGCTTTGGGTCTGGGGACTGGAGATTTCCTGCATCCTGGTTCAACATTTAGCACTTCGGAGTACAAGAAGACTTTGAGTCATAACAAGATTGAGTTGGCCTCCCAAAAGGTTCGTGGATGTATTGCTATTTTTGATGATGATTTGGAAGATAATATCGAAGGCGATAAATTTGTAAATCATTTGATGAAAATGGTGGCAAAGAAAATATCAAACGAGCTTGATATTGCATACTGGATTGGTGATACAAATGCCTCCGGTAATGCTTTTGGCGATACGGATATTAGAAGCCTTTGGGACGGTTGGAGATACCGTATCGCAACTGGTGATACTGCTGGTGATACTTATGAGAATGATGTCTCCGGTGTAGCGACAATTTTGGATGCTGCGGCTAATACGAATTTTAGTTGTACGGGTCAAGTTGCTATGTATGGGAGTACGGCTCCTTATATTTGGGAATTCAAATATAATGAAATGCTTAAACAGCTACCTTCTAAATATAAAGTAGGTGGTTTGGGCAATTTGTCGTTTTACAACAGTGACATTGTAACCCAAACTTATATCGAAGCATTGTCAGCCAGGTCAACTATTCTCGGTGATAATGCTATTCTCGGTAAAGGCCCACTACAATATGGCTTGGTTCCCATTACCAGTTGTCCGAATATGCCGAATACGATGGATGGTGCGGGTACGATTGCGAACGAAAAATGTACCGGTGGTAGCTACTCAGACAGCTTGCTTACTCCAAACGGCAATTTAATTATTGGTATTCAAAGGGACATTAAGATTGAATCCCAGAGAGAGGCCGCCGATGAGGCGACTTATTGGTTCTATTCGATGCGGGCGGTGCCAGCTATTGAAAATGTCAATGCCTGCATACTTCTCCGGAAGCTTGTTACTGTAGGTACATTTATTGTTGCAGAAGCTTAAAATTTTGAAAAGGAGTAATAATGGCTAAGTTTAGAATTAGAAATTATGGGAACACAAGAAAGCTGCCATATAAAGGACAGTATATCGAGATTTCTAAAAATGGTTTTATTGAGACGGATGATGCTGACTTGGCAAAAGCTCTTGGTGAATTTCAATTCGTTGATGTCGAGGTCATTAAAGCTCCTGTCAAAAAGAAAAAGAAAACAAAGTTTAAGAAGAAAAAACCTTCTGAACGCAAAGTGACAGCCAAGAAGAAAAGCAAAAAGACTAAACGATGCAAAAAGAAAAAACTGAAAGGGAAATGAAATGAGTAAAAGAGATTTGGCAAATTTAGATGCCGATATGTTTACACCTATTGGTAGGCTATTGCAACAAGCAATGGCTCACGGAATTAACAATGACATAATTCAAGGTGGGTTGGTATCAGGTCAAACGGCCTTACAGAGTATTTATGCTTATAGTGCAACTAAAAATTGTACTTTGGGCACGACTTTGCTTAGAAAGGAAACAGGGTGTGGTTTTGTTTACTCTCAAGCAGGTGCAACGCAACTTGAAAAAGGGTTGATGACGCAGGCACTTGCACCTGTTGCTAATTATCTTGAAGAGGTGCAGGCTGTTGCCTGGGTTATTGGTGCTTTAAGTGGTACAGGGACTATAACAACTGGAGCTACCCCAACAGCTAATTACTTTGAAGATGGCTGGATGATAGTTAATAAAGAGACTGGCGTCGGATATGCTTATCCAATTTTGTCCAATACGTCACATGCAACTACGATTACTGTTGTGTTGAAACCAGGTTATCCAATAATTGTTGCAACGGATAATACCTCGGAGTTCTCGTTCATCAAAAGTCCGTTCAAGCAGACTATTGTTACTCCTACGACCACACTAACTGCACAAACTGCTGGTGTGCCTTTGATTCAAGTGCCTATTGATAATTACTTCTGGGCACAAGTAAAAGGCCCATGCCCAATGACAGTTGATACCGGCGAGACGCTTGTTATCGGTGAAGGTGTTTGTAATGGTGATACTGTTGCTGGTGCTGTAACTGAGGCCATAACCCTTAAAACACATTGGGGCAATGCGATGACTATTGGTGCCGCAGATGAAATTGCTCTTATCAATCTTAACGGATTGGGGATAATTTAATCCCAGAAAGGAGTTTATTATGCCAGGTTTTAACCCTGCTTCAATAAGCTCGGCTCTGAATTATCCTTTATCCGAGCAAGTTCATAGAATGTTTAATTATGGTATTGATGGTAATATCATCTCCGGTAAAATGTGGCACAATGCTGTACCTAATGTATATGGGGAAAGTGTTACACAACTTGCCGATATTGGTACGATACTTCGTATGCCTGGTAAAGACGGTAGAGCGTTTATTTACTGCAAAGCTGCTGCTGCTGAAATCGGTATTGCTAAAATGGCACAGGCTGAAGCCATAACAAGTCAATGGGTTGATGAGACACAAACGGCCTATGGATGGACAACCGGAGATATAGCTAATACTTGTTTGATTACAGCAGGCTCTACTCCAACTGTTGATGAATGGAAAGACGGTTGGATGATACAAACAAATGGAACGGGTTTGGGGCAAATGCACCTTATTGTTGGTAATACTTCACATGCAACTTTGCCCGTTGTTACACTTTATAAAGCCGTTGTGACAGACATTCCTGCCGCCGGTCAACTTTCATTTCTTAAATCCAATTTCTTGGATACTATTGTAGTTGATAAAACTGCTGGCTTGACCGCTCATGCTATTGGTGTGCCTTTGATTACAGTGACAGCTTCATATTTTTATTGGAGCCAAGTAAAAGGCCCTTGTCCATTAACTGTAGATACGGGTGAAACCGTTTCAGTGGGCTTCCCTGTTACTCATCCAGCTACTTGTGCAGTAGATGGTACTTGCGGGCCTTGTGTGACCTTGGAAAACCGTTATGGTGATGTGATGTATCTTGCTGCTGCGGATAAAATTGCAGTTGTTAATCTTGATTTAGGATTGGTTTAGAATTTTGATAAAGGAGAAAACAAATGGCTGAAAATCAAATTAAAGATGGAAGTGGCGAGAGCTATTTGGCCGGAGTCAATGTCCGAAATCAGGTTTTGGCAAGGTCAATAGCTGTCCCAGCAATACACGAGGCTGCATTGCGTGGCGATGCTTTTTCGTGGACGGCAGTAACAAGCAATATCGATGCTTTAGATTGTGCATTGGTATTAACTAATAACAATGATACTCGATGGCTTGTTATCTCAAGAGCTTATATCAGAGTTGATGTCGGGACACAGGTAAAATTTCATTTACCTGCTGCATTTACAGCAACACCCGGAACGGCTGTAGTTGGAGTCAATTTGAATACTAATTATGCCAATACTGCTTTAGCGACAGCCTTGCACGATGATGATGGGGTTGCCTTTGTTGCTGCGAATACTGTTTTAACTGTGTATTGCCCAGTGGCTACAAACGCACAAGTGACAACTTCAATCGGCCAGCATATTGATTTTCAAGATTCAATAATTCTTGGATACAATAAGTCATTTGCGGTTGATGTTGTAAGTGAGCCTGGAGCGATAGAATGCACCTTTGTCGGATACTATATAGACAGTCCATTGTAGAAAGGAGAAAAGTTTATGGCAATCGACCAAATTTTAGACGGGCTTGGTAATGGTTATCTGGCTGCTGTCAATTCTCACAAACAATTATCGACACGTTCAATAATTGTACCACCTATTGCAGAGGCTTCACTCCTTGGGGATGCTTATTCCTGGACTGCTGTTAGTGCTAACCTTGCAGCAAATGAAACGGCTCTTTGTGTTGTAAACGATTCGACTACCAAATGGCTAATTATAACAAAAGCGTATGTGTGGTCTGATGTTGCTTCGCAGATTAAGTTTCATCTTCCTGCTGCTGCCACGTGGGCGGGCACGTCCGTTGTCGGTAAGAATTTGAATACCAATTTTGCCGATTCTGCACCCGCTTCTGGGTATGCAGATGAAACAGGGAGTACATTTGTTGCAGCAAATACTATTGAGACTGTTTATGCCCCGCTTTCAACAAATGGTGAGTCAACAACTTCATTGGGAGTTTGGATTGACTTTAAGGATGCCATTATTCTTGGCAGCAATGAGGCTTTGGCTGCTGATGTGGTTGAGGATTCGGGAGCATTTGAGTGCTGTTTCTTTGGGTACTTTATTGACGCCCCGTCTTAAAAACAAACGAGTTGGGAGGGGCAAATTTTGTCCCTCTTGGCTCCTTTTTAGAAAGGTAAAATATGGCTCGTCAAGGCGGAATTTCAGAAGTAACTATTACAGGTAGTCCTCATGCTGGAGCACAGGCGGTTTTGTGCCCGACAACTGAGAATACCGAGACTTTTTTGCGTAATCTTATTGAGGCTCTTATTGCTCCTGTTGGTCGAGGCAGATACGCAACTTATATCACTACTGCTGGTAAGCAGACGATAGACAGACAAGCAGTAACAGGAATTGCAATAACAATTTCATAAAAAATATGGGAGACTAAAATGACGAAGGGTTATTCCAAGGACAAAGATTTGGAAGAGGCCTTTTGGGATGATAATTTTACGGGCAATAGGAAGAAAGTTCTGCATAGACAAGTTCAACAAGACCGTACTTTTGCAAAAATATCCAGTTCTGAAAGAGCTAAGTTAAGGAATAAATAAGATGTCTGCAAGTGGTAACTACATTGAAGAAAGTGATGTGGACAATTGGGCAACTGCGATTGATGCAACCGAGGATTTTGAGACAACCGCCGTAGCTATTGATACTGAAAAAATTACTGTCACCAATGATATAGATACTGCAACGGAATTGCAATTCAGTTCGACTGGTGTTGTCCCCACCCCGCTTGAAACTGGAGTAATATATTATGCAATCAATGTCGATGCTACTCATATTCAAGTAGCATTAACTCCGGTTCTGGCTGCTGCCGGTACCGCAATCAATTTAACTGATGTGGGTTCTGGAACACATACTTTGGATATAGGCAGTGGCAGCAGCGAATCGGATAGGCAGGAAGTTATTGACAGGGCAGAGCAACTTGTCGAGAGAATTACTAAGGATTATTTCTATGCCAAAGATTTTGCTGTCTATCGGGATGGTAATAATAAGGACAGGCTTTTCATTGGTCTGGTTCCTGACATGCTTAGCGTAACCGAGATTCTGATTTCCGGTGTGGAATTAACTTACTCTTGGTGGACTTATGATATTAATTCCGTTTATCTTGACCCAGAGGCGGAGACCTTATTGGCAGGGGATATGGCAGAACTGCACTTGCGTTTAAAATACGAGAGGAGATTGTTCCCGCAGGGAATGGGGAATATAAAAATTACGGGAACTTATGGCTGGTCTGCCTGCCCCGTTGCGATTAAGAAAGCTGTAATAATCCTTTGTAGATATGAAAATAATGCGACACTGTACACAAAATACGATGATTTTACTTCGGAAAGACTTGGAGACCAAGCACAGAGCAGAGGGGTAAAGAGATTTCTTACAGGCGTGCAAGAGGCAGACCGTCTTTTGAGGAACTATATAAGAAGAAAACCTATGCTGAGTGCAATATAAATGCTCCAATACAATATCAAGGTAGATGTTATTAGGATTACTAAAACCGTAGGAGCACTTGGTGGTTGGACGGAAGTGAGAAATGTCCTGCATAATAATCTGAGTTGCAGGTTTAATCATAAACGAGGTTCGGAGAAAATATTCTTTGGCAAGAATAGCTATTTTAGGGATGTGAGAATGTACTGTGCAATAGCCGATATAAATGTTAAAGACCGGGTGCAGTATAATGGTGCAACTTATGAGGTGGTTGATGTTAGCAATATCGGTGAAATGAGTAGGTATATGTCGATTGATTTGAAAGTAATAGAATGACGAAAACAAGGCTGAAATCTGAATTTAGTAGTATTAGGCGTATATGCGTAGAAAGTCGCTTAGAATCGAAGCCAGGGGGCTTAAATCGAGAGCTACGGGGCTGTATTAACCCCGAAAAGGATATAAAATGAGTGAAAAGGACGAAAAGAAACTTGAAAAGATAACCAGTAGGCTAATTGGAGTTATAAGCCAGTTAAATATTCTTGAGAAAACATTCAGCCGGTTGAAAAATGAATCTGAGGAATTGTTAAGAAAACTATTGAAAAGAAATGGCCAAAATCAAGGATAATACAAAAGGGGTTTTGTCAGAAGTAGATAAGCTGATTAAACAGAGACTTACGGATTCAGCAATACTTGTTGAACGTACTGCAAAGCTGCCTGGATATTGCCCTGTCAAAACCGGTACTGCGAGACGCAGCATAACCAGACGAATTGAAAAACGCAGGGCGTTGGTTGGTAGTAATGTTGAATATTTTCCTATAATTGAAATGGGTTCAAAAGCTCATATAATTAGACCGAAGACGGCAAAGGTATTGCATTTCAAAGTTGGTGGAAAAGATGTATTTGCAAAAGAAGTTCACCACCCAGGGACACCTGCCTATGCTCCCTTGCGTAGAGCTTTGGAAACTAACTGGAGTAGAATTAAAAGAATTTTTGGTACAAAATAAATGGACGATTTATTTGCTGCGATAATAACTCATTACTCAACCGACCCCTTGGAGGCTTCGGATTTAACTGGTTTATATAATACCCAGGCTCCACAGGATGCGGTATTCCCTTACGCAGTATTTACTTTGATTAGTGATGTACCTGAATGGACGTTTTCGGAGGATTTTGAAAACGTTCTGGTTCAGTTTAATATATTTAGTAATACAAGTAGCCCAGTTGAAATTTGTGCCTTATATGAATTATTGAAAGGTGATGTCGCATTAGGTACTGGGTTTGATTTTTTGGATTTGCCTGTTACCGATTACGAAATAGTCAGTTTGATTAGGGAAAATGCAATCCTGACCAGAATAGAAGGTATATGGCAATATAATGTTACTTATCGTATGGAAATACAGAGAACGGATGTTGCCGCAAAGGCAATGACTATTGGAATGTATAATTTGTTGTCATTATTGTAGAAAGGAGAAATATTATGGCAGTTCGTGCAGGTTACAAAGGTGCAGTATATATTGGTGCGGTAAAAATTGCGGGTTCGGCAACTTGGGGTTATTCAGGAACAACTCTTGCAATGTTACCTGATGATGAGTTTCTTGATGAGCATATCACACATATTGCAGGTCAACTCGATGGCGGAGATATTGCTATTACTGGTAATTATCTGATGTCTGAAGATGCTGGCCAGCAGTTGCTCAAGACCAAATTCGATGCGAAGGCACAGATAACGGATGTAAAGTTGTATTTTAGTCATACGGATTCAGAATATGTAACTCCGGATGATACTACAACCCCTGTAAGTTTTGCGACGATTACCAATTACGATGCTGTAGGTAGTGATAAATCCGGTGTTGGAACATTTACTTGTACTATGAAAGTAAGCGGAAAAATGAAACCAGTTTATTAAGGAGTAAAAAATTATGGCTAATGCTACGGGATTAACAGGACGAACAAGTGCCTTAATTGAAATCTCAGCTTTGAAAGCTTTCGATTTGAATGATGCTTTGGATAATTTGGCTATCAATGGTGGGGTCAATTGGACTTTCGGTACAGGTGAGAATCAAGCAAATTTACTGTATCACGCCCAATTAACTGCAACTAATGCCCAAGCGGTAGTCGATATATCTGGGACTGACATACAAGATGTATTTGGAGATGATTGTGATTTTGCAGCCTTGAAACTTATCTACATCAAAAATACAGACGAGACGGAAGATTTGAAACTTGGTGGTGATGCTGCCGCTGTTCCCATCTTGTCTGATAAAACATCAGATATACTTTTGCTTCCTCCAGGTGGAATCTTTTTGTTTATTGACCCAAGTGCAGCAGG